AATCTTCTTTGCCATTTGGATGTTGTCGTAGCGAGATATCTTTTTGAGTAGTGCGGGGTCACCAGTGTCTTCATACTCTTGTTTAGCTTCGAGCATAAGCTTCTTATATTTGACACGATCATTATATACATTCTCCATTATTTCTGGCAGAAATCCTTTGACATCCTTACGGAAAAAGGCACCGTTTGGAGTCATACAATACTCTGAATCATTTCTGATTTTCTCATCAAGAATGCCACCTACCATGCCCTCTTTCACTTCACAATCGGGCACTAGGGTTTCTGGTGAGATGTTATACTGCATGATAAGGTGTGGATACAGTGAGTTCAAGTCAAACGACATAACCCATTTATGCATACCCACTTGAGGGTCTTTGACATAAGCACCCTCAAACTTTTCTATCTTCTCATTATCCTTCTTTTGTGGTATCACAATATTCTTTTTGCGGAGGTGATTGTATATCACATTGTCCCAATAACGCACCTGTCCTAGAACATCCGTAAAGTTTACCTTACCATCATATGCCATAGTCAAGCACAGTTCAATGAGCCGCATCTTGTCTTCTAGCTTATCCACAATCTCCACGTCTTGGATATTGTATTCAATGAACGACTGATAGTCTTTCTGATACCACTCCTTGAATGTCTCGAAAGGATTGCCATCCTTCCGCTCACCTAGTTCTACAAACGCAATGTGGTCTAGTGTGTATCGTTCTTGGTTCGTGTATGTGAACTTGCGATACAGGTCAAAGAAATCAAGAGCAGACACACCCTGTATGCTGTAGACTTGATGCTTGCGTCCCATCTGGTACACTTCCTTGGCAAACACATTATTCCAAGGTGACAGCTTATGCATAAAGTCTTCATCGAATAGATTCTTGATACGATTACAGATGTAAGGGATATCGAAAAACTCTGTGTTCCAACCAGTGATAATGTCTGGATAGATCATACGCCACTCGTCAAGAAACTTGATGAGCAAGTCATCCTCATCTCTGCACAAGCGATAGTCTACATCCTCACGGCTGTTCTGAAACTCATGAAGACCCCAGACAATAATCTTCTTGCTCTGGTGGTTCTTCATCGTGATTGACAGTAGTGGTTCTGCGGCATCCTGTGGATTAGGAAAGCCGTTCTCACACTCCACCTCAATGTCAATGGTCACGATAAGGATTTGATCCTTGTCCCAAGGCACATCATCAGGATACTCATCACTGATATAGCAATAAGGATACTGTGTATTACCGAACACAATCTCTTGATTTGCTCTCTGTTCAACCCATGCTTTTGCTTCCTTTATGGAGTCGAATTTACGAGGAAGAACATTCTGACCATCAAGCGTCTTGTATCCTGTATACTCCTCAGTTTTTAAATCGAATAGTGTAGGTCTGTAGTTTACCCGCTTGGATACCCGCCGACCATCCTCGACACCTCTCACCAGAAGAGAGTTGCCACGCTGAATCACATTTGTATAGAATTTCATTATAAAATTATATCACCTTCGTAGTTATTTGTCAAGTCTCTCTTTTCTTTCCAATGTTGTATTTTGTCTCCAGCAACCATTCATTCTTCTCTTTGTATGTAAGGATTTTTATTTGACTTAGTGGTGCTGCCTCATGAGAGCTTTCACTCATTATTTGAATCAACCCCCAATCCTGTAATAGATTTGCGATTGTGTTTCTACGAGACAAATCATTTGTCGATATGTTAGTTCTCTTTCCATCAAGGGCAAATAGCTCCTTGAAATGCACAATGTAATATCTTCCTTGTTTGTGTAGGATGTGGCAGGATTGGTATAGTTTCCTCTCTTTTCGAGAAGCAACACCAATGCGTGATAGTGTCTCTCTGACCTTTAGAAAATCGTCGGGTTCATTTAGTCCCACTTCGAGTAGTTGTTCTTGTGTCCAGCTAATTTCTTCCATCTCTTCCACCTTTTCTCATCTTTTGTTTTATGGCAGAAATTTGTTCATCATTCAGTAGGTCAAGAGCAACCTTTGCTTTCTCGTTGTTGTATCCATAGAACTCTTTAACATACTCTAGATTCTCTAATTTCGTCGCCTTCAGCCAAGGGGTGTACCTTTTCCTTGGACGTAGACTATTTATCAAAAAATCAAACTGAAGTTTCTTATCCAGATGGTGTAACTGGTTAATCTCATTCACTAGCATGATTGTGTCTTGAAATGGTGCAACACACTTATTTACGATGAATGGTGGGTATTTCTTCTCCCATGTCTCATCCTCATCATCCATAAGCTTTTCTTTGGTAGAGTTTACCGCATTGAGATAGTCCTTTAGTTCATACATTATAAGCTTCTTTCAGTTTCCTAGAAAATTAATTTTTGTAGAAGTCGAGTCGCTCATCGTTTGCTGCTCCAATATATGTCTTAAACACAATAACACTTCTTAATTCGTAACACTGACGAGAAACCGGCATGGCTTGGTGAGGTGTTTTCGCACTAAATACAATCAAACGATTCCCAACATACGGAACCAAATCCTCACCCACACGGGTTCCACCACCCCAATCTTTCTTCCAATCAAGTCTTGGATAGTATATCATGGTAAAATCGCCATCATCCATATGTTCATGTGGTTCAATACCATGTGTGTGTGCGTTCAAGTATATACGCTTGTATACCGAAACATCATATGTGTTCTTAAAGTCATATTTATGAAATGCAGTCTCCCATAAAGGCAATACAAAATCAAATCCATTCTTTATCACCTCGTTTTCAGTCTCACCACAATAAACATGCCAGTGTTTGTTTATTTGACCATTTAGAGAATGATAATCATATTTCCAATGGACTTCCTTCATATGAAGATGAATCAATTCTGCAATATGGTTCTCTAACACATCATCATATATTTTCAACTTATTCATATCACACCTTCCATCCTTCACCTATGTCAGTACTATCGAACACTGGCTCTGCAAATGTGTCTTGATTAGAATCTGCAAGACCTTGTTGTTGTGCATCCTCTACATCATACAACTTCATCTTCGCTCTGTCAATACCAATTACAAATCTTTTATTGGTGGTAGGGTCATTGTATCGGTTCTTGAGTTGCTTCACCGCAATCTGGTTCAGTTCATCAAGTTCCTCATTACTAATGAGCGCAAACATGAGGTCAGCCGTAGCAGGCAGACCAAAAGATTCTGACGTATCTTCCAGACCCACATCACTATTGGAGAACCCGCTCCTTGTGGTCTGTGTAGCCGACATAATCGGGACGTTTGTTTCAACTGCGAGTCCCCTAAGTTCTTCAGCAATTGCCTTGATATACATGTAACTGTTGACATTTCCATTCGCCTTAAATCGTGATGATGCACATATGTTTAGATAGTCAATGAAGATGATATCTGGTTTGAATGACCTCTTGATAGCAAGTTCTTTGATCAGTCCTCGAAAGTGGTTACTATGTGCTGATGCAGTAGGGTATTCCTTGATGATAAGCTGTCCAGTTGTTTTCTGTGTAATGGCCTTCATCTTATCATCATACATTTGCTTGGGTAACTCATGCAGATCGTCTATAGAGATATTCATGAGGTTTGCATCAATACGTTCAGCTATACGCTCTTCAGCCATCTCCAGAGTGATGTATAGGACACTTCTGTTCTGACTTAGACAGTTTGCTGCCATATGACACATGAACAGCGACTTACCAACACCAGTGCCTGCAAGGGCAATGTTCAGTGTCTTCTGTGGTAATCCACCCTTGGTGATACGATTGAAGAAGTCCAGATCAAATGGTATCTTATCCTCTACCTTATGGTAAAACTCAAAGCGGGAATCTGCATCGCATAGGTAATCATGACCAACACGGTTATCAAAACCAACAGCCAAGGCTTCAGTAAGAATACTTGGCAGAGAATCGACACCTCGTTCTTTATCCTTTCCATCAATAATTTTAATCCCATCCACAATTGCATTGTACACCGCCTTATCTTTACAAAAATCTTCTGTTGTCTCCACTAACCAATCAAAGTTCGTATTATCGTCTTCTTCAAGGGTTTTAACTACTGATAACACTCGTTTGTAATCATCCTCATTCAAGTCATTACGACTGTCCAGTTCGACCTCTAGAGCATTTCGATTAGGTAGGTCGTTATACTTATCTACGAACTTCTGTATCTCTTCAAAGACAGTTCGTTCTGTTCTGTCAGAGAAATAGTCACCCTTGATGAAGGGCAGCACCTTTCTTGTGTATTGTTCATTATATATCAGATTTGTCAAGATCGTTTGTTCAATCGTTGTCATTCATATATTCCTCTAGTGTGCCAACACTTTGTTCTTTGCCATATCCAAGATCAAACAAACACTTCTCTATAGCATATTTACGAATATGTTTACAACTGTTTGTCGCTAATGAAGAATAATCATTCCATTCTATATTATCTATTTTGTTAAGTATGACCTCTTTATCTTTTTTTAATATGACACCATAACCAGAGCCATATTTTACATCTTTAAAATTATAAACTGTTGGGAGACTTTCTCCAAAGAATGAGGATGACACATAAAAATCATACTTTTCTAGATTAGTATTTTGGTCATATTGTGCATCTATTCTGCACCAAGTACCAGTTTTTTCCAACCCACATAACCTATCTGGTGATGAACAGACAGTATATATCTCTGCATACTCTGATATATCATAATCTGGAAATATTCCTTTACCTTCTCCTTTTTTCCATACTTGAAACAGTGTGTTAACTTTAATTTCTTTATTATTATCTGGGGAAAAAAATGATTCTCCATAAAGAATTTCTGAATGAATCAGCTGACCATTCTTAACTCTTTTCATATTACTCCCCTTACCATTACTATGAAATGACATGGGCAATATAAATGCAACATATTCTGCAAATAAAAAAGAACGATTGATGAAGGCAAGAGCAATTGCACCTCTAACACCAAAAGGTGGATTACCAACAACAACATAATTATCAGTTTCTTTAGGATACCATGTTAGGTAATCTGCTTGTATAAATTCTGGACATTTGCGATCATGCAGTTCGATTCCTATACGATCATCTGCTGGTAAAAGGTTATAAAATATCCCTTCACCAGCAGATGGTTCAATATAAGTATAATTATTATTTGGTATTATCCGATCAATAATATCCATGCATTTTTGAGCAGTTTCCCCTGATGTAAAATAGCTATCGGCAGGCAAACTTTTGTTTATTGCATAATGTGGTAACTCTGTTTTATATTTGTTATTTACTAAACCATCCCATGCACTAGACAATCTTTGATACCTCACGTTTAAAGTTTTCCGGTGTAAGGGGCATTACACTGTATTTGGCACGAGCCGATTTCCTTGCAGACAATTTAAAACTGTCAGACCCATCTTTGGTCATAGATGTGGTTAGTTCTTCCACTTCTTTTTTAGTCCAAATACCAAACCACAAATCATTGGGCGAAATACCAAGACAGAAAGCATAGTCGTAATCTACATCTTTTTTCAATCCATTGAACTGAAACCCACCATGAGTGTCTTCAGTGGCAAGTTTGTTTTCAAATGTAACTTTGGACTCAGTAAGAATATCAAATTCTCCTTTACCACCGTTGATAATCTCTGCGGGCATACCAACAAGTTCTTTTATCAAAGTGGCAGTGACCTCTTCCCCGAAATCACCTTTAGGCGTCATTGCAGCAGCCTTAACTATTTCATATCTAGAGTTAATCCATTTATCTTCAACTCTAGTGGCAAGACGTTCCACTAAAGGCGCAATCATTTCATCAATAGTATTCATAACAACCTCTTTGTTTTCTCACTATAACCATTATCGCATCATTCAGTAGGTTTGTCAAG